AACCAACATAGAATTCTGCACCATACTGGACGTAGTTATCACCACCATACTTAAGGTTGAATACCATCGCCCTTAATAAATCAGTAACGTCATGGACGCAATTTATAGGACCACCTGGGATTGATAATGATGGGTATTGAATTCTACCTAACGCTACAGCATTTTCAGCGATATAACGAATGTTTGCATCTATAGCATCACCACATTTTTGGTATATTGTTGTTCTAGGATTTTGCTCATAAGATTGGACTTGTGTTGTATCAGGCTCATTACCCTCAACATAGTCTCTACCAAAACCATTTCTAAACGCTAGTATAGCAATGTCTCTAGCAATCTTAAATGTTGTAATAGATGCTTCCCATTCTGACTCAATATGTTTTAGAGAATTATTTTCTGTCTCAACATATAATGCAGATGCATCATATATTTTTTCATTACAATCAAATAGGAGGTCATGTGATACAGCATCAAGTATATCAACAACATCATCTACACAATTTACAGCACCACCTGTAATTGCAAGTGCTGAATACTTAGACATATCATTCATAATCTCAACAGCTTCCTGTGCGATTATTCTCTTATTAGCTTGAATTGCATCGACAGCATCTACAAATCTATCATTAGCATTACGATTTACTTGTGGATATCCTTCTGTGTCAATAGTTACGGTATCATCTCTATATGCACCACGTGCTGTATATACAGGAGAATGGTAGTCATCTTGATATTGTGCAGGGAATCCTAGAGATGAAGCAGTCTCACCTGGGCTAAGTAATAACTGATTCACTGCTTTTTCTGCCAACATTTCGGCATATGCAAATGCATCAAGCATTGGATTTAATTCATTCTCTACATGTAGAATATTTTCTTGACCATCTAGATATTGGTCGACAACATTCTCAATATTATATGTGCCTCCTGTTGCTAAGTCACTAATAACTGCAGGAAGAATATGGTCTTTAAGGTCTCTTAAACAATATGGCTCACCATAGCCAGGCATGACTAAGTAATCATATTCTGTGCCATCAATAGTTTGTGTATATTTGTTTTGAATATACCCAACAGTTTCTTCTGCAATGTAATCTCTATTCTTCCAGATAGCAACACCACCATCTCTAAATCTATCACCAGTAGGTGCAAGGACTTCTAAGATATCATTCATTAATGTTGTAACTTCATTCTGAATTGCAGTAGAGGCAGGAGATGTAAAGTTATTTGGTATTCTTAATTTCTGTGTGTAAGTACCTGTAAGGTCAGTGCTTGTAGTTGTAATAACCTCATTACATAAAGTTGCAGCATAATCCCATGTATACAGAGTCTGTAAAATCTCTTGTTGGACATGCTTCAATTTACCACTAACTTCTAGATAAGTCCTAGCAGTATAAAGTGTATTATAGTTACCACCATCTGCAAGGTCTTTAACTAAAGCACTTAAAATATAGTCTTTAGTATCACGAATACATGTGCTAGTACCACCGTATGACTGTGTCGCCATAGTGTCCCCAGGAATTGTAAAGTCTGGGAATTGTGCTTGCATATATCCAACTGCTTCCTCAGCAATCCACTCAGCGTTAAGTGAAATAATTCCTGCAGCGTCACGATATGATGCTCTACCTAAATCAACGTCTTTAATGATAATATCATCTGTGCCATAATCTACCTTTCTAGCAGTAGCATTAGATGAGCGTTGACCAGTGAATGTTGCATAACATTCTGTAGTAGAAAGTATGAATGGTTGCTCACCATCTATACCTAGTGAAATATTTTGTCTAGTATAATCAATTTGTGATGGAGGACTAAATGTAGCAGTATAATCTGCCTCTCCTCTTCTCATACAAAGTAAATCAATATATCCAGTAAATCCTAAACTTTGTTGGAATGATGTGCCAACCCATGCAGGAGCATAGAGATAGTTGTTTGTGTCAGCAGCACTAGCAATAACATTACCATTAAGATATAGTGTTATAACGCCAGTTGACCTAACAACTGCAAGATGCTGCCATACAGTTGCTTGGACTGTGCCACCCGATACTAATGTACTAGTGCCATTCGCAACGCGAATTGTTGAGCCATCTAAGTAAACTCTAAGACCTGTAGCTGCAGATGTGCGTCTGAAATCAAATATATGCTGTGTGCCAGATACTGCATCGGGTCTAAACCATGTCTCTAAAGTAAAGTCTGCAGTGCCCCATGTGAAATCATAACTATCTGCTGCAGCAAGATATCCATTAGAAGGAATTCTAACTGACTGACTACCAACTAAAGTAGTTTTTCTTTCTATAACACTGGTTGTGCAATTAGTATTTGATAGTGTTGAGTTAGTAATAAATTCACCAGCTTGGAATGTGCCTGTAATAGCACCTGAGAATATCCACTTAAGACCAGTATTAATACCGATAGCAGATGTCACTGCACCTGAGGTCATACCCTTAATCTGGTCACCAGTTACAAATAGACCACTAGACTTATTCTGATAAGCAAGTTTAATAGTCCTGATAGTTTCACCATCAACAAATGTGCCATCAGTAATAGATGCTAATGCATTGACATTATCAAGGTCACCATGACTGATTGCTGTTGTTGCTATATCTGCTAAGGTTGCAATGTATGCTTGGACGTTTGCACAGTTTTGTATAGACTGATTTCTACCAGATGCATAGTTAGGGTCAAAGTATTCTGCCCTACTACCACCACCCAAGAATACTGCATTAGGTAATGCAGATATGAATGTATGAGTATATCCACCACCAGACTTAACTGCTCCTGTTGTAGCAGAAACAAATGTATGAGTATATAATGGCTCACTGTTTTGTGCAGCAACAAATAACTTAATTGTAGTATCAGTCCTTGCAATAATTTGTAGAGGGACGTTAGATGCAGGGTCAGTGTTACGAGGATATGAATGGTTAGTAGCATTATCATCCATTGCACATGTAAATGTAATGGAGTCATCGTCTAACTTAACATACTCACCGACTGATAGGTTGTGAGCACCAATAGTCAACACCATCATACCTGTAGAAGGGTCGTATGTTGCACCTGTTGGAGTGTGGGATACTAATGGAGATGAGCCAACGTCAAGGTCAATAGTTGTTGCACCTGTACCAGAAATAGTAATAGGAGTGTTAAATGCAGGGTCACCCGCTCTAGGATAATCATGGAATGTCTCATCATTATCCATACTGCATGTAAACCTTATAGAATAAGGTCTAACAGTAACGCTATCAGCTGTAGTCCATGAGTGTCCTCCACTCAAGGTTAGGGTCATGATACCAGTTGTTGAATTATAAGTTGCGCCAGTTACATCTTTCTCTTCTAATTCTGTTGAGCCATTAGTATAAGGTCCTGCATATGTTGTTGGGTCTTTCAACATGTAACCTGTCTCAGAGACAGTAGCATTTCTCTTATAGTAGAGCAAGTTGTTGATTGCTCTAAACATTAAGTCTCTTGCTTTAGTAATTGCACTAATTGAAGGACCTTCCTCACCAGTTAAACCATTACTGATAGGACTTCCATCAGCATTAAAATACTTCTTAGTAAATTCTACAGTATTGTAGTTACCACCATTAGAAACATCCTCTGCTACAGCATCAATCATTAGACCAATATCACGACGACATTTAGTCTGGCCTGTAGTATATGTGCCGACGGTTTCATCAGGCAACTCTGTTAGATTACCATTGGTTAGAGTTGTATCTACAATGTCATGTAATGTTGTTATTGCAGCTTGCACATCAGAGCAATTATCTGTGCCATTATTTGATGTGTTAGCTCCTGCTGTGCCATAGTCATCATTAGGTGATGGGTCAGCAGTAATACCATGACCATCATAACCACCCTCATCTATCTCATTGTGAGGTTTAAATGTGATGCCAGTTAGACTTCCAGATGATGCAGTATAGTTAGCAGTGATATTGTTTATTATTGCTAACTTCATCCATTCTTTTGCTCTAGTGAAACCATAACGTGTTTCAGCAGATTCGTTATTTACATATACAAAGTTACCACTTGCATCGAAGTAATCTTGTGATAATTTACGTGTATAAACGTTACCACCTCTAAAGATGTCAACAGAGACTGCATCGATATAATAATGAAGGTCACGGATACACTTGCCTGGGTCAGATACTGTAAGAGATGGATATTGTGTAATCATCTCATCGTAAGCTACAGCAGCAATATAATCTTTATTAAGTTGAATTAGACGATACGCATCAGAATATCTTGACCAAGGATTTGTAATTACATCACCTGGGAAATAGAAGTATGGATGCTCAACTGCAATCTGTGCATCTGCAAAATCGATAATTTCTTGCTTATTACCAAGAATCATTGCAGAAGCATCTTTAAATCTGTTTTCTGCAGTGCCATGGAATGAGGAGTTAGGATTATTGTAATCAACTCTCTTATTGATTATTACATCTCCTGCAGATATTGTGCCACCAGATAATCCAGTATATACAACTTCCGTGCTTCTTACTTGCTCAAAGTCTAAGAAATCGTCATTTATTCTTTGAGAAGCATCATATAACTCTGTAGGTGTAATTGAAGATTTAGAAATGTCATCTACGATTACGTTAGGGTTTGTGATGCTAACAAGACGCTCAAACAGTAATCCGAAGAATGTAGAGCCAGGGTTGATAATTAACTCGTCTACAACGTCATTTGTAGCAGGGTCTTCGTATGGAGCGATAAATGTGATTTGACCAGCTATTTTAGACTTAGCAGAGTAAATATATTCGTTTAATCTTAAATCAAAGATTCCAGTCTCAAATTCTGGAGTACCTGATGTTTTACTTACAACAACACGGTCACTAATGACTCCTTGAGTATCAACGTTTGTTTCTTCAATAATTGCGGTATCACCTTCTAAGTTAGTGATAGATTCGCCAAATTCAAAGATAGTTTCAGTATTAAGTAGAGTTACAGACTGTATAAGTGCTGAGAATAATTCTCCCCTTACAATTTCTTCATTAAGTTGGAATGTGCCCCCAGTTACGTTAATAACGTCAATATGTGCTAATCCACTATCAATAACAGTTGCAAAGGTGTCTGAAAACTCACCTTGCACTTGTTGACCTAAAGTTGGGAAAATACCAAACTCATTTGTGCCATTTGAGTCATAAAGTGCAATTCTGTAGATAGGAGTTGTAGTAACACCTAAAGTCCTGTAATTAACCTTAGATGGTGGTTTAGGTGGCTCAGCAAAAACGATATTACCGCCAACAACTTGATATGACTCACCTGGGGATTGGACAACACCATTTAACGTAATTAGTAACTGGTCGTTTTGTACGATGACTTGCTCACCTTCTACAGTGATTGGGAATTGCTTATCAATACCATTGAAAGCACCAGAGATGTCATCCATCTTTTTAACGATAGATGTCAAGATTTCTTCGGAAGATGTTAATCTTCTCTTTCTGAATAAGACTTCTGTGTTGTTATAGTCAGTATAAATTGGTTGAGCAGCACCAAATGATGTAATCTCGTTTACATTACTATAGTTGTTAATATTAACCTGTTTTGTAAATTCTGTGCCGATATTTCTTCCAGAAATGTCTTTACCACCAGTCAACTCAAGTTGACCAAACATATTGAATCCTGCAGGGTGATTATTTTCTAATACCTGAGTTTTCCACTCTGTAATAGGAATTTGAGACTTAACAACATAAGAGAAGTTTTGATAGAAGTAAGAGTCTTGAATCTTCTGGACAATCTCTGATGGTTTACCAACATCATCAATAAACCTACCTGGGGTGCGTGTTAGTGAGCCAATATTCAATACACCACGAGCAATACTGAGGTTATCGATAACACCAGCTGCCTTAGATATTTGACCTGTTACTCTTTCTCCTGCAGTCCAATCACCAGTATAATCAACAATCTTAAGAATCTTAGGACCTATCTGCCAACCAGTATTAGTAGATACTGTGCCGACTGCAGTAGCATTCTCAGGACTACTACCTTGATATACTTCTTCACCTTCTAAGAATCTAGATGTTTCTACAACAGCAACTGCTTGACCACCGAATACTTCAGTAAGTAATGTCTGACGACCACTACCTTGTGTTAAGAATGTGATGTAATCTCCACCTTGTGCTGATTGTAAAGTCAAACCAAAACGTAGTTGGTCAGTTTCTAATCCTGCTGCTTCTCCTGCTATAGCATAGTAAGTCTGTCCTGCAACTAAACTTGTTAAACCCGCACTACTTGGTTTTGGTAATTCACCAGTTGTGCTACCAACATTATCAGCACGGAATTGCACTTCTGCACCAGTTGTAATACCATGTGGGAAGTTAAACTGTAGATAGTTAAGGTCTAAGTTAACAACATAGTTGAATTCTGATTTTAGAGTTACAGTAGGCTCAGATGAATATCCTCCACCTGGGTTTTTAATAATAATCTCAGAAAGACGATTATTCTTAATTATTGCCTCAGCAGCAGCCCCTGTGCCTCCACCACCTTCAATTATAACTGCAGGAACTGAAGAGTATCCTGAACCTGGATTTGTAATCTTAATCTGTGCAAGTATGGATGTGTTGAAGAGTTGTAAGTTTACAGGGAAGGTAATTTCTGGTTTTAAAGTATAGTCATGTGAATATCCAAAACCAAATTCATTATTCTTCAATCTCTTAATCTTACCAATATTTCTACCAGTTAGGAATACAGATGCACCACTACCTTCAGAAGGAATAATAACATTAACTGCACCACCAGAACCTGCAAGTGTGCTACCTAAGATACCTGGGATAGCATCAATATCCACAGTTGCAGTTGTATAACCCTTTCCAGGATCCGTAACTGATGCACTTCTAATTGTGCCAGACCCAACTTCATCATCTAATTCTACAAGAATTGATGCTTTACCACCTTCTCCATCTCCATTAATAGGCACATCATAATAGTTTCCTGGGGCATATTCTGTACCTCCATCAGTAACAACAATCTTCTCAATTTGTCTAAATGATGCAATGTCACTGATAATAGGTAACCTCTGATAGAAACCACCTGGGCTAACAAGTTTAATACTATTAATAGGTCCTACTGCTCTTGTAGAAGTTGTAGAATAGAATGTATATGGATTATCAAACTCATCTGTAATGATTTCTGCAGATGCCCTTTCAGGTTCTTTTAATAATGGGAATTTGAATTGGAAATCAGTTACAATTTCTGATATAGTAAATGTACCTTGGAATGGAGTTGTAATAACATCAATAAATGAGTTTTCACCAACAGGTGAATCTGCTCCTAATCTAGATGGGTCAAAGTAGTATGAAATATTAGTAACTTCACCTAATACAGAGAATTTAACAAAAGGTGCATTAGACCCAGTAGCATCAATACCTGGGGTACCTACTCTTTCAATATTGTTAAATGAGTATTCTAGTTTATACTGGTTGTCTTGTGAGAATGATAGGTAGTAACCAAAGTTAGAAACGTCTGATACATCAAAAACATATTGATGATTTCTAGTAAATTCTAAGGTTGGGTGCTTACCATATATGTTGACTCTAGCGATTGCATTATTAACAAATGCAGGTTCGTCTAATGCAGTTTCTCTAATAGCAAATGTAAATTCTCTAGACCCTATAAGTTGGTCGATAAAGAAACTACCGTTAAACTGATTACCTTGGAATCCTTCTGTAAATAGGATGTCTCCTGCTTTAAAGTTATGTGGACTATTTGAAGTTGCATATACAAATTCAGTCCTTACTTCACTCGCTCTTATAATATCTTTTTCTAATCTAGCAGTTACACGAATTTTCTTAACACCCGCAAATCCAGATATTTCAACACTCTTCTCATCAGCAGCAAGAGTTATATTACCACTATTAAGTGAAACAACGTCCCCAGGAATGTATGTTGAGCCAGGCTGCACTGCTTCTATTCTTACAGAATAGTTGTTACCCATATCATAGGGCATCACCCTTGTATAAAGACTAATTGCTTCTATAGTCTCTACAAATGTCCATGTTACACCACCATCTGTATCATCACCAGTAGTGTGTATAGGTGCAGTTGTGCCTGCAACACCACCACCACTGACTGCTACTTGATAAACATTCAACTTATACCATACACGTTGTCCAGTAGCATATAACAATCCAGGTACCCACTCAGGCATGTCTGACCCAAGATATTGAGGTCTAGGATATGGATGCTGTGTTAGGTCAACAGTAAATTTACCCGCATCATCAATGAATGCCCAGTTAATAACTCCATCACTTACAACACCAGTTGTGTGGACAGGTGAAATACTACCTGATGTGCCTGCTCCTTGTGCTGCATAGATTCTCTTACCATTGTAGACTCTATCACCTGTGTTATATGCAACACCAGACTGCCATGGGTCTTCCTCTTCAATAGTATCAAAATAAGTGCCTGTAATCTGGTTTACATCATTAGCAGTTGTGCGGAATCTATCAGTATTATTGAAATTACCATATGCCTTACCAATCTTATATTTTGTGCCAAACCCAGGATTCAATAATGTGCCTTCTGGGACATCCACAATCGTAGCATATGCTGATGTGATTCCTGCAGCGTTAAATTGTTGTAGTATACTGCCTTTAGTTAATTTTACACCTTGTGTAAATGTAAACTCTCTAACGTTATCAATTTTCTGGTATAGAGCATCTCTTAAGTAGAATTTGTTAACAACGTTTGCAGTAATCTGTAGTTGTCTACCCTGTGGTGATGGTATGGTAGATGTCTTAGTGCCATACTCATATTTGTCTGCTGTTAATGTATATGTGCTATTAGTAAGAGTTGATACTGTCTGAGACATATCAAGAATCTGTAATCCACCAGGTCCTACCTCCCATACACTGATTGCAGGGATATTAACATCACTCCATAGTGTATTAGCAGTTATATCTGTAAATGCATAGTTTGTATGATTAGTCAAACCAGACATTGTGTAAGTCCCTGCCTTACTGTGTAACCTATCAAACTTGAGAAGAGCAGCATCACTATTAGACATAGTAATAGGAATCTCAGCAGCAGGAGCAGAGAATGTTGCAGAATAAGGTGCTACATCATCAATTACTAAATCGTCAACATGACCAACATAACAATTAGCAGATGATGGGGCAGCACTAGGTCCTCCAACAGTTATAGCAGATAGAGATACATCTGTAGTGCTCTGATACTCAACTGCTAGGTTACCATTGATGTAAACTTCATACTTATAAAGACCTAATGATTCTTGACGTTTCTGGAATAAAACATGATTCCATGCTGCTCCACCAAAACCTGTCCAGTATGTTGCTGCAGTAGACCCTGCTACTTGGACATTATTAAGATGAATATAAACTTTACCATACCCAGGTGATGTTGAATCTCCATCTAATTCACAGAATAATTCTGAGCCAAGTGTTGGTAAAATATGGAATAATATTGGTTTATGGTTAGTTGCATAGGTTGTTGTATCCATAGCAAACCATGCCTGTGTAGACCACTCTACAGTAACAGTATTGAGGTTTGTTATAGCAACAGGTGCAGCAGAGTTAATCTTCATTGACCCTGTGCCAAACTTATAGATGTTGGTATCTACAGATATCTCAGATTGGTTTACATACTGCCATGTGCCTTTATTAAGTTTAGTGTGGTCAAAGGTTAGATTACTATCATCATTGAAACGGAAAGATGCTAACTGATTAGGCACTTGACGGTCTATAGCAAGTATAGGGTCACCTGAGTTATCTACAGAATGTCCTTTTGACTTAAATCCAACAGTTGCAGTATCATCGACTTTAGTTTCAGTAAGTATAGTGCCATTATACTTCATGTAAGTGATAACGGAATATCTGTTATTTTCAGACTCATCAACATCAGTTACAACAGTATAATTACCAAATGCATCAACAGTTATACCAGAATGGTGTATGTTTCTAAATGTTGTATTGCTGAGAGTTAATGTTTTTGCCCACTCCCAAGATGATTTTGCAGTTGCATATGCAAATTTATTAATTTGTATTTTATCAGTCTTAGAAGTAGCATTATTATAGACATCAAATATTAAGATAATATCACCATAATTATCTTTAACAAATTTTGGGTTTCTAACGTATCCACCAATAGCTGGCATCTGACGAATATAGTCAATCTCAATATTTGCTCCATCATAGTAGATTTCACCAAATATTAAATCATTATTCTCATCATTTACACCAGTAAAGAAGAATCTATCATTTGACACCCACATAACTTGTGTCATTTCTTCTGACCCATCCTCAGATGCAATCTTACGTTTCTCTACTAAGTTACCATCTATATCACACTGAATAATCCACATATCATTGGGGTCAGGTGAATTACTATCTGTATAACCACCAATGTAGATGCGTTTCTCTTGGTCTAATGCAATAGTAGTAATATAGTCTCTTCTTGTGCTACCAGATATACCAGCTATTGCTTTCTGCCATTCTAAAATACCATCAGGATTATTAGCATTATTGAATCCTGACTCAAATTTTGCTAACCAGACGTCTGGGTTGTAGACTGAGTTTTGGGGGTCATATGTTTGGCCTGTAACATAAATGCAGTCGTTTTCATAAGACGTATCTAGATACATCTTTATAAATTCAGCTTTCTTCTGATTTTGGTTTTGTGGAATGTAATATCTTTCCCAAACCTTTTGACCTAAGTCATCAAACTTAGCAAGGAATCCAGATTGGTCTCCATCAGTTTCAACAATAGTACCACAGATATATGTAAAACGGTCTTCGGTTGTTTGAATATCATTAATCTCTACATTAGCACTCGCTTCAAAATACTCTGCTAACCAGTAACGAGTTTTCTTAAATTGTTGTGGATGTGAAATACGTATCTGTGGAGGATTTGCAGTATCGTATCCATTACCTGAGTTTATAATATCAACAGTATTAATATTACCAGTATTAAGTAAATTGATTCTTAGTTGAGCATCTTGACCTGATGCAGTAATCAATTCAAATGTTGGTGGGATATCAGCATTATATCCTGTGCCTGATGTATCAACAGTTAGTGATTCAATACCCGCAACAACTTTTACTTTGAATAGTTTGTTAGTATTATCGATAACAGGTGTTGAGTTAACGATGATTTCATCTTGTGCTCTTAACTCATGACCAATATCAGTTGTAATGACACCATAAGGACGGTCACCAATTATCTCCTTAGTATACTGCATAACAGTATTACCTTTAACGGATTCGATAATTGCAGATGCACCAAAACCACCAGTGTCAGTATCATCAAAGAATACAGTATCATTAACCTGATAAGACTCACCTGGGTTTTCAATAACAAATCCGTCTATCTGTGCAGATTCAAACTGTGTAGTTGTCTCAACTTCAATATCAACTCTAGATTCTGCAGATACTCTTGGGAAGTAATCATAAATTTGTAGAGTTGCCTCTTCTGACATCTCAAGTATTTCTTGTTGCTCATTAGCATCAATAATACCGTCATTGTTACTATCCTGCACCTCAAAGATAATAGGATAACCTTCTATCTCAGTTGTAAGGACATCTGCTTCTTGGTTAGGTTGACGGTCAACATCAATATCAACATTTACATAAGGGTCTCTAAATCTTACAACACCATCTGGAATATTCTCTTGTGTTGCACCTTGAGTGAAATTCCAATTATCAGGAAGTGAGTTAAACTGAGGTCCTAGAATATAAGGGTATTCTGGCACACCAGTGTCTGATGCATCAATAGTAATAAAGTATGCATATGTGCCATCAGGATACTCAGGTGTTTTACAGAAACGTCCATTATAGTTGTCTAAGTCACCTGACTGGAAGTCATAGAAGTAGTCAGCAACAAATGTCCCTGCAGCATATTCAGAAATTAAAGGTCCGTCAACTCTAGAAGGATTTGGGTTAGTTGCTTCATCATATACAACGTTTGCTTTTAATTTGTATGATGTACGTAATCTTCTAATACCACTGTTTTGGTCAGTAGGGTCAATGTAACCATAAGGACCATATATTGGGTTACCATCAAATGCCCAACCTAATATTGGAGAATGTTGGAAATTAGATTCTAATTCTTGGAATTGTTGTGTAACAGGATTTAAAAATACGTTATCACCAACAACATATCTTAATTCTTTAGGGTCAGATAGGTGAGCATATTCACCACCAAACTGGTTGTTATATCCAGTAAATACATAACCTTTTGCATTATCATACTTAGATGCTAATTCATATTCTAAGTTTTTATTCCATTTAAAGACTTCTGGAGTAAATTCTGCAAGTTGACCAACTGCCTCTAGTCTAATAGTTGTATTACCTTGTGTATATCCTATACCTCTGTTTGAAATAACAATTCCCAATACACGTCCTTTATCTTCACCAATTGTACCTATAGTTGCCTTTGCAATCGCACCAAATCCATCTCCATTGATAATAACAGTTGGTGAAGTTGTATAACCACTACCTGAGTTAATAATAGCGATAGATACAATCCTACCATTGATAACAATGGCTTGTGCTAGTGCACCTTCACCCGAATTTACTTTTATAGTGGGAAGTGATGTATAACCTGTACCGAAGTTAGTAATATTAACAGATTGAATAGACCCTCTAACACTTGCAGTAGCAGTAGCACCTGTACCTCCACCACCTGTAATAGACACAGTAGGTTGAGTTGTATAATTCTGACCACCTTGCTCAACCAAGATTCTTGTTACTCTTCCACCAGTAATAACTGCTTGTGCAGTTGCACCACTACCATTTCCTCCAACAATCGATACAAGAGGTGATTCTGTGTATCCACTACCTCCTGCAGTTACATCAAATCCTGTAAGACTACCATTAACAATAACTTCAGCAGCAGCACCTGTACCTCCACCACCGTTGATTTCTACAGTTGGTTTTGCTCCTGCATCATATCCTTCACCAGAATTGTCAACAGTAATCTGTGTTAATGGTCCGAATTGGACGAAATCACCAGATTTGTATCCCCATATAGATACACCGTTTATCCATGTACCTATAGGACTGTTGGCAGCAATATCTTGTCTCTCAGATATAGTTTCAACAATTCTAGGGAATCTTAGTAACTTTCTTTGGTTACCTGGGATAAGAGCAGACCCAGTAAAAGGTCCTATCTTATAGTTGGGTAATCCTGATGCTGCAATATAAGCATATTGGTCATTAAAGAAAGAGTTTTGAATATTAGTGGTAAATTCACTAACAACATTGTTAATAGAGGTTATATCTGACTTACCTCTGTTTAAATCAACAGATAATAGAATATTACCCTCAGGTATAATTTCTGTAGGGACGTTTAGTTGATATGAGAATGAAAAGTCGTCTAGACGTGCAGTAACAGTAAATGTGCCATTATAAACAACAGGGTTAGCACCATAGATGGTAACTTGGTCAGAAACAAGTAAACCATGTGGATTATCGCAAACTATAGTTGCTGTCTGATTATTAACACCACCTGGGGTAGCAGAAGTAACTTGAATAAGTTTTTTAACGTTATACAACCAAGAAGTTAATCTTTCGTCAATATCAGTCGCACCTAAGTTAGCAACTTTTAATTTATCACCTTTTAGATAGTATGACCCAGTATCGTTTAGTATTGTTGTACCTGCTTCAGCAATACCAAGAATTCTCATCTTACACTCGGTATCTGTGCCAAAATTGGTATATACGAAGATATCGGATTGGACAATTGTACCTGGATCCCAATCCTCTACAACATTGTTTTTACTACGAGTACATTCTATAAACTGGTTAAGTGACTTCTCTTTATACTGGACTTGCTCTACATCGTTAATTAATATAGTACCATTTCTTTCTGGCCATCCAATAGTCGAGTCAACGGTAATTATTTGCCCATCTGTAGATAAAGGCTCAACTAGAGTCGTTTTATAAGGAATCTTAAAGAGACCTACTAATGTTTCTTCTGATATTGCTAATTCATAGATTGTGTCAGTACCTTCAATAATAGTAATGACGTTTTCAATCAATGCGTTTGCTTGTTTGATGTTTAGGTCAACAGCATCAGCATATTGGACTACTTGGGAGTCAATTAGGTTAGCAGGGTCACCAGATATCAACTCAGCACGTAAAACAGTGTCTACGACCCATGTAGCGTTGGATGGTGAGATGATTTCGTCTCTTGGGTAGAATAGTGATACATTCTCACCAAAAAGAATTTTAAACAAATATTGAGTTGCTAATTCAGTACCTTTTGAGATATAGAAGTCACTAATATTTTTAATAACTTGTACAGGGTCTACTTTTGAAAAATCAATATCTAGAGTAGGTAAATATTGCCTTCTAAACTTATCAAATACTTCTTTGATAAACAGACTGTCAAGATTAGCAACAACTGCTCCTGCAAGGTGATTTGACTGTCTTAAGTTTGCTTCACTAGCATATACTTCGTTATGATAATTGTCGTATGTAACAGCACCAGAAACGCCTCTAGAGCACTCTAAAAAGGCAGAAGGTGAATAACCTATTCCAGGTTCTATTACGTCATATCCAGTAACTTCATCAAATCCAACATCTAAAGATGCTCTTGCTGCTTTTGGCTCAGCGATAAAGATTTTAGGAGGAAACTCAGTAGAATATCCACTACCAAAGTTTGTAATATTAATATCAGTAATTTCACCGTTGAATATAGTTGCTGCAGCAGTTGCACCAATACCACCGATAGGTTCGCCAAATCCATCCTTTCTATCGTCAACAATATACACAGATGGAGCATCATTGTAACCACTACCACCTGTCAACATCTCAATGTTGGTAACTGACCCAGATGCAACAGTAACATCGAGGACTTGAGCACCAACAGGGTCTATGATAGCAACTCTAGGTGCAGTTACATATCCTCTACCTCTATTGGTTATTTGTATCTCATATACTTGACCATCTTGGTTTATTCTTGCCTGTGCTTGTGCATTGATACCATCAGCAGGGGCAGGGTCAATATAAACAGTTGGTGGATTAGAATATCCACTTCCCATTGTTAATACAGAAATGCTGTCAACATTTACTCTTCCTTCACTATCAATCGTGCAGGGACTGATTGTAGCACCTGATGGATTCTTAAATGTGATTGAAGGGATAAAACTATAACCACTACCACTGTCATCTATAGTAATACTATCAACCGTGCCTGTTTCATCATCTACAGTTAATGAAACTACTGCAGCAGTGCCATTAGGGTCTGTAGGGGTTGCTACAACAGGTATAGGAGGGTTATAAGAGTTATATCCTTGTCCACCATCAATTAAGTTAATATTTTTAATACCACCAATCAAAGACCTAACAGTAGCACCACTTCCATCGTTAGAAGTGATTATTACTTTAGGGTTGAAGTCTAAACGATACTTCTCACCACCTGTTTTAGGAATAATTCTGGAAACTTGCCCTGCAGCGTTAACAGCAACAACAGCAGAAGCACCACTACCAAAAACAGGAGCAATATACTCAACAGACCTAATATCAATCTCGTCTGCTGCTCCAATCGGATTTTTGAAGATTACGGTAGTCTCAAAAACAGTATAATCAACATATGGTTGTTGTAATCTACCATTTTTCTGAATTACGAGTCCAATGTCAGATGTTGGACTATATGCAACATCATTTACACGTAATGGATAATTTTTTGTGCCTTGCCACTCTGTATAGCTAACATCGTCTAATGTTATAATAGGTTGGTCTGCATAACCGACCAAATATGTAACTTGAGTAAATTCTGAGTCGTCTGCACCACTTCTTGCTCTAGGTGCTACTGTAAATACTAAATTACTACCATTGATTGTATAATCAACATCAGGAGTCAACATATCGTTGTATGTTATGACTATTAGGTGTTGTGCACTAGGAGGTGCTACAGGAGTGCCTAAAAATGATAAAGGAAACTCTCTTCTTACACCATCAAACAGAAGAAATGGATTTTCTAGTTGTTGTTTCTTTTTATTAAATTGTGGATACGATACACCTGGGGTAATGATGGCATCAGGTCCTCGAGTCACAGACTCGTAGTAGATAACCTCATTATCAATCATTATCGAGCCATTTTTCTCGACAAATCCATCAATACTCTCTATTTCTATCTTTGTATCAATAGTGCTAATTTCACTAAGCAATAATGTAGAACTTGACAACGTTTTAGAGTTGTAGTTATCAAGATTGAGATAATTTAACAGATTATTCAGAATGTCATAAGGACGTCCTGTTTTCTCTTGAGATTTGTAATACTCAAAAAGAAAATTAACAAGTTGTCTATCTTCCTGCCTAATAAACTCAGGAAGTTGATTTTCAACTCTATCTGATACGTTGATATTCTTAGTCTGCATTATTACCTAGAAACAAGAGGTATCTACGGGATACGTAAAGGTATCGGAGGGGTAGTCAATGATATTTAGACCACTTGTGTCACCTAAGTTATAACCAGAGAAATTGTTAGGGTCAAAAGACGCAATCGGCAAACTCTGAGTGTTATAATCTATAGGATTGACTACTGGGTTAAAGAAAGTTGGGTCTACACCTGGGGGAATCTCAATAGTTGGAGATATTGGCATAACAGAGATTGGAAGTTGCTCTGTACCGTCAGGTGTTTGCTGAATAGCAATAGGACCTACACAAACTTCTCCACTTCCATAGTTTACAGTGCCTACAGCAGCATTTAAGACAACTTCTGTCTCATCTCTAGTAGTAACCAACATAAGATTGCCCATTCCATCGTCTCTGATGTTTACAGGCACTAAAACTTGTGTTGTGTCGTCGGTAGAGAAGACTGTGCTTGTTGTAGAAGCAGTAGTAGTTGTCCCAGTAGTCAAATTAACCAATTCTTCAGTATAATCAGTTGCATAGAATGTGCCAGACTTAACAACAGAGAAATTAGGTTTACATTTTTCACCTAAATTGCTTCCATTGCCTTCTGGGTCTCCTGCAAAGCTACTTGGGTCATAAAGTGGGTTACCAAAATTTAAACATTGTGTAAATACGTTACCAAATGTGAATTTATCAATATTTTGACCCAATGTAAGTTGTGTAACGTTACCAGAAATTGATGTATCACTATTATCGACCATTGCACCGAATTTTGACCCCTCAACTCGATTATTAAATCTGTCAGTCTGTCCGCTTCTGTTATATTCGTCGATTGACTGTAAAATTTTAGTACCTAACTGACTTCCAGTAAGTGCAGTGCCATTTGCGTTGTAATAAACGTAAACTTTTGGAATAATGTAAAAACTGGTTGGGTCAATGACCTCAGGTTGGATAGATGCAACTGCATACTTCCTTAAATCTTTTTCAATTTTTGCTTTTGTAGACTCATTCAGTTTATTTCCTGTTTTTGGTCTAATTGCAACGTATACCTTACCATATACAGGTGGAGATAGTTTCTCGCCACCGTAGGCGGTTACAGACGCTGCCTGTGGGTATATTTCAGTGACAATGTGCTCATAGTCAGATTCTGTTACAGCACGGTTTTGAGTTGCATATGCTCTAGGTGCTCTAAACTTAATACTTAATGATGATTCTTGGTCTTCACCTTGCTGACCCTTCTCCATTGTCATTGTGGAGATATTCTGTGGAGGTATCACACGACCATCAGAGTCTCTTATCTGTCCTATGAATGCAAAGTTGTCAGCACCGTTTGCTTCGACACCAAAAGTGGTGACATAACTCATAGTGATGTATTCACCATCAATTAAACGACGTCCGATTATACCATCACCGAAGATAACCTTATATCTTTGGTCATCAGTCTCTTCCAGATAGTAAACACGAGAGTTTTCATCAAGTCCTGTTACGTTTCCTGCTAGATTGTAAGTATCAGTTTCACTAGACTGAGCATTTGGTGAAATATCTACAGTTAACAATTCAGTATCAACACTTTCTGCAGGAATTACAAATTCCTGATTCTTAGTGTAGTCAACTGTATAATTATATGTTAATAAATTCCCTTGATATATGACAACGTTAGAAAAGTCTGCAATACCTGTGCCTGTATTTACTGGGACTTGAATATCTCTAGTCAAAGTAAACGTAAATGTGTCTAATGCGTTATCAGCGACAAATACATCTCCTTTACTTAATATGCAAAACTCAGGGAATGTAGTGCCATTTAATGCTGTAGTAGTTTGCACCTTAATATGGACACATGCCTTCGGTGCTTTAATTGAGCGAGGAGTGTAATTTAATTGTTTAGCAATTCTTACAATATTATCTCTTACAGTTGCAGATTCTAAGAACGCTTCATTCAATGCCATGTTAGCATTAAAAGCAGTGTAGTAAGTATTGTAAGCTAGAATATCAATAAGATATGAGGCAGCACTACCTTCAAAATCATAATCAGTAAATTCTTTCCTAGTTCTTAGGTAAGACCTGATTGATTCTTTTATCTCAAAGAAATCTAGAGAAGTTAATTGTGACGGTATAGCAGGCATGTTACGTCTTCTCTAATAGGAATTCTACGTTTTGGACTAACTCTTGTCCAACAATAATATAATCCATTGATATATCAACAGCATTATTATCTGGTGAATCATCAACTTTAACCTCTGTCACTTCAATACGAGGCTCTAGTCTTTCCATTGTATTGAATATCTCTGTACGAATAGCATCAGCAGCAAAGACATCCCATTGCTCAAATAAAAGTTTTCTGACTCTAGACCCAATCTCAGGTTGAAATGGTCTTTCGCCAAACATAGTCAGTAAAAGATTCCTTACAGATTGAGAAATTGCTCTCTCATTCTTCACAGCACCAAAATCTTTAGTAGAAGGGTTAGCATTTAACGAAATTGCTAAGTCCTTGAACCCTCTACTGACGTATTTTTCTGCTCTGAATTTGTAACTCGGCATTTACATCCTTTTTTGGAATATTTATCACTTGGGTAGTCGGTTATTAACGTTTTACCCTCAGCGATAAACCATTCTGCTCTGTCTACTCTAATCACCATGTTATTCCTGGGTATGAACAAGAACTTTTACAGGCGGTTACTATCGCTATAATCTATTTATAGGGTTTTCCGACTATTTTCCTTGACCTCTATATCTTTTTTTCGCGCTATTCCTACTTGTTGCCGAATATTTGGTATGTTGACCTCGTCCTTGACGAGTTTTCTTGGGTCTTACATCAGTATTATAAGATGTACCCATCATTCCAGTTTTAGTTGCCATAATTTAAGGTTAATTTACTAAGATGCTAACACAGTTGGGTGTCCAAATGCAATCATAGAGTAACAAGGATAAGAAAATCCAGGTACTCCGACTCCTAGAGGGTCTAGGATACGTGCCAGTGGACGTTTATGTGCAAAGACTGTAAGCGTTGTTGCATTACAGACTCTAATGTGACCAACTCCACCATTATCTTCTATAGTTAGGTTACTACAGGGGATAGGAGTTGGAATTGGACACACTGATTTGCCACACGGACACATATAGATTATTATATTCGTACATGTGGCAATGTGCAAGGTGAATGTATCACCAAATACCATAACAGGGATTCTGTTTACTTGCACCATTGCGCGATCTGGCGTAATAGGGAAAGTAGGTATCAGTGGTGTAGGTGGCCACCAACAAGTCTTATTCTTAATTACTATAGTATAAGGTATTGGTGGACTACCGCAAGACTGTACTGAGTGTACAGTGGAGGGTAAACAGAGACCATGACCAGTGCAAGGTAATCCATTCAATGATGTGACAGGTTTTAGAAATCCAAATGCCATTATTAAGTGAATTCTCCGTTAAGTTCGTTTCCTGCATTATATGGTCGTCCTGTAGGCACTTCTTGACTACACTCATCAAAGAATGGATTACCTGTATTATTCATTGCCCTTCCTAGTGCAACAGTACTACCAGTCAAATAGTTTCTTACAGTCATTTTACCATCATATGGTCCTAAACGCATATTATTGTTTTCATCCACACGCTGAGGGTTGATTGCAATCGACGCATCATTCACAAATGTTAGTCCAACACCAGTCCCACCACCACCTGTGCAACCTGTGCACCAAGGATTAGTGCGACCAAACGCAGTTATCTCCCACCATCTTTGTCCTGCAAGTTTATTTCCGCTTCCATCATATCCACAATACACATCTAGAGGTCCTGTAGTGTTACCGCTTCCGCGAGTATACGTATCCCAACACTCTGCACCTGGGTATGATCCGCAGTTTACATTCATTGCGTTGTATGATATAGAATTTCCACCACCATAATTGTAATTAGTGGAAGTTGTGCCTGACACATTACTACCCATCCATAGTTGTAACTGCTGCACCTCATTTAAACCAACACCAGTATTGTAATCATATGTATTCTCATCTCCACCTATAGGGATGAATATAATATTTGCAGAGTTACTAGGGTCACGGTAGCAACGTCCATCTACTGTGCCATCATTACAATTCCATACTTTCGCATTTCCGCTTGCGTTACTCTTTGGGACTACACGTCTTGGCGCAAGCACAGGTTTAGTTTGCTTCTTAAAGAAATTCATAAACGCTTCACCCTGCGCACCAATGGTCTTACCCTTAATTTCTAATGATACTCTATATGATGCAGACTCCTCTTCCGATGCGCAATACTTATATGGTAGATATCCATACGCTTTTTCATTATCACTGGCAGTCCTACTACCACCTCTCCTCACTTTAGTGATGTTGGGTAGGTTGTTAGTTAAGTTTTCCTCTTGTCCAACATCTAAGTATGCGCAAGGCATATCAAACCACCTTGATATATTGTATAATTTAGGTTGACCAGTTGTTATACAATTCTTTTTACCGAATGCACCGTATACATGTGATGAGTCATCGTTATATTTGTCTACCGCTTGACCAGTAGAGTATATCCCAGGCATAATATCCTTCTCAAACTTAGCAACACCTGGGGATATCTGACTCACATACTGGAATGTTTCCTCATCTGGGAGTGCGGAGGATACATTACCCCTTGCATCTATTTCAATACAGTCCTGTTTGATGTTAAAACAGTGCCTAGTCTCGTCCTGTGTCTGCTCTGCAACGCGAATGTAACTGTCTGGGACTGATACTTCCTTACCTCTAGTAATATCACCTAATAGCTGAGTTGTAAAAGACCTATTTTCAGTGTCTTCGGAAGCAATAGAAGGCGCATAGTCACCTACAGCACTGAATGCCTCTGCCATTTCCTTCCCCATTGCATCAATAGTGACGTCACCATCGTCTACAGGGGGTGATGTAAACTTCATACTCTCTGGGTCAGTCACCATAACCTCTGGTAAGTTAACTTGATTGTATCCAGACCCACCATCTACGATGCGAATTGACTTAATAGACCCATATGAGTCGACTCTTTGGATTTCTAACACTGCTTCGCGGAATACTGCCTTCTCTTTATTCTTACTTGTGCCCTTTTTCTTCCTGTCTTTGATGTCAAATACGGTATATGTGTTTTCAATGTGCTCTTGATTCTCATCTTTTGACGATGGTGCGGGAATTGCCTTCTGAAAATCGGGATTCATCTTAGGTGACCACTTCTTTACAAACTTAGAAGTGTCAGATGCGGAGAAATCATCCATGACACGCGGGTCTATCACCTTTATAATAGGGTCTTTGTAACCTATTCCGCCATTTATAATCTTAATTTTAGTGATTTCCCCCTTATTATTGACTACTGCCTTCAATTTTGCCTCATCTAGTGTGCGATGAGGTATCAATGCGTTAGGGTCTATCTCCACTTTGTAGTAAGATATGCGTTTTGGGAACTCATACACCCCACAAAAGGCAGCTTTGTTGGGAATTCCGCGCCCTGCAAGCACTAATGCGGTTGCTCCTGTCTCAGAAGTGATGGTTGAGCCGTAAGAAAAGTCATTTCCGTTACCAGTTAGCTCCATCATACCACATTTTAGCTCATCTCCGAAGTAATAAACAGCAGCTAAGTCCCATCCATTGAGTTTTTGACCCCTTGAGAAGAAGTTTCCGTTGTTAGAGGTGTATCTAAACAGTATTCTCTTCGTTTTTGTGTCTATTTCAAAGAAACATGCGTTAGTATCCTCGTCTCCATCGTTAATTTTGATACGTGTTTCGTTAGTTTGCCATGAATCTTGACGTATTTCGTAAAAATGTGAGTGAAATGACAGATTAGGGATGCATGGGTCATCATCAGCATCACAACAAGGTGCATCATTGAGTACATACTGGCATGAGAAGACAGGACCATTCCAAGGATATGACGTGTCATACAAATAATACATGAATTGTGTGTCATAGGAGTCTTCAAATCCTAAGTAACGAGGTACCGCAGCCTTCGTTGCACCATTTAGTCCGTAAAACCACTCAAAGTTAGCATCTGCACTAAGTATTTCTACTCCATCCGTGCCATTTCCCCATCCTGCTAGCCCAGGTGTAGCTGGATTTGCTCCATTTCCTCCTGCATAACCCACTGGGTCAAACATTCTGTAGTTATTAAGACTATATCCAGGTCCTCCAGAGTATCTTCCGCTACCTGTATTGTTTTCATCGTAGGCATACCACCCACTTTTATCAATACACTGACCTGTAGGTCCTATATTACTACCATCATTGATAGTTTCTACTGGTGCAACTGGACTATCCTTAGTAAAACAATACCCTATGATGCCCTGATACACATACTCTTCGTCAAATGCTCTTGCAGGAGCAATGGGCCCACCTTGTAGGTTGACTTCTCTAGCAGGGTCGATAGTATAGAAGTTGTCTATATCCTCCCCATAAGTCACTCCATCAGGATTCTGATACTTGTAATGGTAGATTGCTGCTACATTCTCATTAGGGTCTTTAAATGTATTAGCATCTGACTCTGATGTAAAAACATATCCTATTGTCCTTATTAGTTTATATTGGTTTCTACCCTCTCCTACTGCTGACGGAGTGGCACTACCCACTGTAAGCATAGTATCATCAGGCCAGTAAGAGTAATATAGATTGAGTGGTTGAGTATTAGTAACCTGTTTCTCCATTGTCCAGAAGACAGGTTTACCACTACGTGGCTCTGCGTTATATCCTTCTACTACTGATTGCCATGATTCATTCTCATTACCGAAGTCTAGTTTAATTAGACCTCCGTCATCACTATACTTGTGGTCTCTCTTACTAGGGCGAAACCAACGGTGTATAGGACTTCTTCTAAAGTCACAGTAGTCTACACAGTTACGTGTAGCATTTGCTCCTATGTAATGGACTATATCCTCTCCTAAGGGATTACTCCCTGCTCCACTATTATTAAATGTTATCTGATAATCTGTCCCAGGTCCGCTATGGTTTGCATTAGAACGATACTTACTACTAGCAGGACGCTTATACGTTTGCTTAAACCCAGGTCCTCCTATGGGATTGGGAAAACTTCTACCTGTCTCCTGTATGTACGTTGCCATTAATTGCGGAGTCTTCTTCCAATTTATTTAGTCTCTCATATAGATTATCGAATAACTCCTTAAGATTACTATACTCGTCATTCCCAGGTATCTTATACTTTACCATATCCGCCCCAGGTGGAGGTAACTTATTAAAAGCAGTCTCGAGCACCGCAATGCGAGACGCTAAATTTTTTACTGCTTCACTTAGTTGTTTGAAAGACCAAGCAACCGCTTCCATCTCACTCTCAAACTCAGGGACGCCATTTTTTTCCATCGCGATTTTTTTAGAATTTAGCAGTTACACCTAACACAGTAGCATTAGGGTTTCGGGCTAGAGCTACTTCTCTTGCCTCGTCATAGTTACGTGCACGCACTTCCTCAAAGAAGATTTGTCCTGCTACGTAGAGTTTTACTTCGTGAATCATGTCGGTAAGTCCCTCCATTAGTTTGACCGCCTTAAGATAATGTTTCCATCTAGGTCTTCTTCATATTCTAGCACATCTCCTGCCAACCAACC